AGGCTTCACTGCTTCCTTGCGAACTTCTGGCTCAGAGTCGTCTTCGGCTACTTCCACTTTTTGTTTCTTGGCCTTGGGCTTTGGTACCGGGGCAGCTTCTTCCTCGCTGGCGGCTTCGTCTTCGGACTGAACAACGGGTGGTTTGCCAAGTAGAGCGGCAGGTTGGCTTTTGATGCCATCCGTCTGCGCCACTGTCATGATGACTGCACGTTGTGCGTCTGTGCTTTCAGCTTGCGTCTTGACCACGGCGTACTCGTCATTGGTCAACCAACGAACCGGGGCAAAGAACAGCTTGGGCGACTCCGCTTTGGTATCGAACTTCATACGGGTGACGATCTGCTCTGGGTTGATCGGCGGGTTGGACAAGGCCAGATGACGCGCAAATGCCTGAAGCGGACGCTTGTCGCCGTCTTCCTTACCGAACACCGATGTCGCTGGCAGCGTCAACTGCAACACATCGCCACCGGGGTTGTTCTCCAGCACCACAGCCAGACGCTGCTGATAACGGCAAGCGCGGCTATTACCTTGACCTGAACCGGCTTGGTTCTGTGGGCACGACAGACATGTCTGCGCTTGCTTGTTCTTGGCGCTTGCGTCTGGCTTCTCACCATCGTTCGACCAGCAATCAGGCGGTGCAGCAGGTGCATCCTTGTCGTAAGAGCCAGCGTAGAAAATACGGCTGACCTTGGGCGCGGCCTTGACGATGATGACATCGAGGTGCCGGTCTTCGATAGACGCGATTTCCTTACCACCAGAGATCAGACGGAACACGCCGCCTTTGATCGAGATGCGCTTAGTGCTACCACCAGCACCACCACCAGTTAAAGCCAGTGCGGTTTCGGACAGTTCGTTGTTACGTGCGAAGTCAGGTACTTGGGATGCGTTGAATATAGTTAGATCGGACATATGGATTCTCACTTAGTTGGTTTAGTCACACGGATTTCGAAGTCCGTATATGCGTTTAATCCGGGTGGTACAAGCGCCGGATTTTCTTCAAGGAACCGCGCCATATTGGCTTGCGCAATCCGTTTCTCCAACAGGTCAACGACATCGTGCTCGACGATGAACTTCTTGAACGAGTCCCAGTCCTGTGTGTTGTAACGGGTTTTGTGCATCAATGACACGGTGCCGAAGGCGGTGTTGACCGACTTGACGCCAAGCGCCTTCATCTGGTCTTTCATTGCGAAACGGAGTTCGTCTTGCTGTGCTTTGAGTTCTTCCAACTTGGTGTCGTACTCTTGCGTCAGCGTGTCGATTTCCGTTTTTATCTTGCGGTAGATACGCGCAAGTTTGTCGAGCGGAATCATCTCGTCGGACATTTGCTTCTCCTATTATTTTGTCAAGCGTTTGACAGATTACCTAAAACCGATTTTGTTTGCAACCCCCTTTCACGTTTTTATTTCAGCGTTGAACATCTGCGTTAGCAGAGTGTTATCTGTGACCTTGCCCTCCAGCGCCTTGAACATGCGCTTCTCAATCGGGCTTCCTTGTATGTGAATAACCGTCACCTTGTCTGAGTCCTGCCCCTTGCGGTCAGCCCGTGCGATGCACTGGATATATTGTTCAACAGACATCAACGGACCGAAGAACACCACCGTATCCGCAGCGGTCAAGGTGATACCGTGTGCAGTTGCTTGAGGTTGCATGACAAGCACTTGTGGGTCTTTCTCTGTCTGGAACCTACGAATAATGTCAGCGCGTTTGGGCGGCGTGATGTCGCCGTGAATAACTTCTGTTGCAATGTTTCTCTTAAGCAAGTGCTTGTGGATGGTGTCGATGGTGCTGCGGAACAGCGCGAAGATGATGACCTTCCTGCTGGTCTCTTCCAGTATTTCTTCCAGCACTGAGAGGCGTGGTGCGGCATCGAACTCAATGACTTCCTTGTCATCTGTGTATGCTGCACCGCATGATATTTGCAAGAGCTTAGATACTCCAGCAGCGGCATTCACAGCGGTGATGGTCTCGCCTGCGGCCTGCACCATCATGCGATCTTTCAATAAGTTGTAGTACTTAGCTTGCTGTGGAGTGAGCGGAACCTCACGCGTCATCGTCAACACAGGCGGTAAGTCAAGGCACTGCGCTTTCGTAAATCTAATCGCAGGCTGTAACGCTTGATGCACTTCTTGCGCAGCGGATACTTTTGGTATCCATCGAAACTGCGTTAGCTTCTGCATGACCTTGTCACGCCACCCTGTGAAGAACTTCGGCACACCTTCGGGATTAACTAAGCGAGCCAAGCCATACGCATCAGCAGGCGACTGCGATGCAGGTGTACCCGTCATCATCCACAGGTGTGTCGTAGGTGTTATCAACGACTTCAATGCTTTCCATCGTTTAGTCGTAATGGTTTTGTATGCGTTGGCTTCGTCAACGATGATGAGATCAAACCGCCCATCGTTGTTAATCTCTTCAGCGATTAAGTTCAAGCCATCGTAGTTGGTAATGACAAACTCATAGTTCTGCTGAACCATCTCGATGCGGCGACTAGCCTGAGAGTGGTGCGCTACAACGGCAGAGCGATGAATGATGCTGCTGTTTAAGTCTCCCATCCACGCTGACTGCATGATCGACAACGGACAGAGAATTAAACAGCGGCGTACATCGCCGCGTGTCATCAAGTAGTCCGCAGCCCAAAGTGCCGAGAGGGTTTTACCAGTACCCGGCTCGGAGAAAACGAATGCCTTTTTATGGAGAGTGAGAAACGCCGCCGTCTCAATTTGATGCGCCATTGGTTTGTATTTGCCCGGCCAATTGTAGCGTTTGGTAATAGGCGAAGGAACGTTTTTAACACCGAGATTTTTAAGAACCCGAGCCTCGTCGAGTCCCCAATAGACAGCAATCTCTGTCGAGCCATCGTCATGTCTGTTCACCACTTTATGTTTAGGAATTACGCGATACTTATCTGGGTTGCGAGTGCGAAACAGCAACGCTTTGTTCTCAATTATTTGCATCCACTTCCCCTATGTTTAGTTCGCGGCCTTCTTTGAAGCCTTCTTCGAAGCCTATTTGAAACGCTTCAATCCAAATAAATCGAGCGTTGTGTATTCCTATGAAGCGTCGTTCGGCATCACTCAGTTGTTCCCACCATTGTTCGAATGTCATTTGTTGTCGCTCCTATTAGCTGATTTACTTCTGACACGCAGGTTAGACTTCGTTGTTGTACCGCCTGAACGCAGCGGCTTCTTGTGATCTACATCTTTACCGTCGCCTTTCGTTACTGCTCCGGTCTTCTCCATCATGCGTCGCGCTTTCACACGCTCGGCTCGTTTCTTAATTTGCTCAGGCTGTCCCTGATAATTGTCGTACTCACTTCTGTAGTTACGTGTTGCCATGATGTACTCCTATTTTTTTGGATTAAACTCACACGTCGTTACTGCGCACCACGGACATAGTGGAGAAGGTCTTGGGTTCCATACGCCTGTGTCATACGCTTGTTCGATACGTGCAATGCGTTCTCTGTAGTCCCACCATGCTTGGTCTTTCTCATCCACAGTCATGGCGAACTTAACCAGATCATTCTTCACAACAAACAACAGCGCAGCATTAACTTTTCTAATGTGCGGGAAGTGCGCAAACACCATCAGAGCCATCAGCTTTAACTGCTCACGGTCTGGGTATTTGTTGTTACCTGTTTTGTAGTCAACCACCCACGCCGTCAGGTTCTCGTCGTCTACGATTAACAGATCAGCGATGCCTCTGACCCATACATCTTCAGACTTCCAATCGCATGGGTTAAGGTCTATCGTTAGTGCCATCTGGTGTTCACATAGCTTACGTCCGGGCTTACGGTTTAGTGCGTCAAGCATGTCCTTAACGAACTCAAACTGGGGTGGCAGTGCTTTGCCATCCCGAATGTATTCTTCTGCGGCTGTGTGAAGTTCTTTTCCATACAGCGTTGCGTCGGTGTCTTTGAACTTATAGTTCTTTAAGACCTTAACCTCGTAGTACCTATGCGCACAGCCCTCGTAGTCTTTCAGAGAACTGTGCGACCAGACAACTTTATTCACTTTGTTCTCCCTTTTCAAACTCAGACCAGTGTTGAATTTCGACAGCTTGCGGAACTATAAGTTTTGCATCTACCTCTGTTAATGCGTACACCTTCTCCCACCGAAAGCTAACGATTGGAACTTTTACGTAGTACAAAGTTTCTGCTCCCATTATTCAAACCTCGCAGAGTCAATTGCTTCGGATAGACGCTTGGCAAACTCAGTTACAAACCGTTCGTTCTTGTTTAGCGCATGGGCATCCATGTCGTACAGTATTGCGTGAACTAACTCATGCCAGAACGATTCGTTCATTGCTTTCTTACCAAACTTGCGTCCAGTTTTATTACTACGCTTACCAATCTCGATACGGCTCTCGTCGTAGTGTACGCGTGCCATACCGCCATGCTGCAACATCGTCTCAAGTATGTCGATGGTGTACATCTTCTTACCGACTCTAATCTTGCGTGGTAACTCCATGCGCTTTTTCTTTGTGTGATCCATGCTTCTCCTTTAGTTTTTAGCTAGGCCATAACGGCGGTGATACCCAACATCTGAGTTCAATGGGATGCCCGGCATATACCGTGGCTCCATAACCATCTGCTCCCAAACCCATGTCTTAGCGGCTTCGGCTTCTTCTTCCAAGGCAATTGCCCATAATTCATCATGCACTGTGCCCACCACAGGGTATCTTTTCGATACACGCAGCATTCCATCAGTCATGACTACACGCGCAACACCTTGTGTTACGTTGTTTGTTACCTTCCCTGCATACAGCTTGGTAGCGTCTGGCCCGTATACCCACTGGCTCCTACCTTTATCGTCTTTAACAATGCGTAAGTCTGGATAAAGCAGCTTCATTCCGTTGGGCAATTCTATCTCGCCCTTACGAAAGATTAGACATTTATACACGAACTCCTCACCACCGTAAAGA